GCCATATGCTTGAATTGCTCATCGGGAGTCCACTTAACACCCTCGTCAGGAGTCTGAGTACACCCGTACATCTCCATAATGCGGTATAATACTCCGTCATAGTCTACCGCCCAATATCCAAGGGAAAAAGGCTTGTTATAACCGAAGTCATAAGAGCGCATTATATTCCACCCTCTCGGTATCTCAAACGGCTCTATAACGTGTGTAAATCGCCTCTGCTGTAATGCCTCTTCGGGAGTGATCCCTGCCTTGTGGCACAGGTCAATATCAGGTGTGTCTCTAAAGTCCTCAAAGAACTGTCCCTCAAATATATCCCACCTACCATATAGCCAAGCCTCTCTTATCTTGGGAGGCAGACTTTCAAGCTGTTTAATATAGTCAGGCTGTGCAGCCATAAGAGCTTTATTATCTGTAACAAGAGACTGAATGAAGGTATAATCCGCAGGATCTTCCCCTTCTTCATACTTCTTATCAATGAAAAGCCTCTTGAAGTATCCGTGTGAAGCTCCACCGGGGTTACAGGTGTAATATATCCTCTTGGGGAAGTTATTAGCTCCACGAAGACAAGCTATGATCTTCTTTATCCACATCTCCTGAAGCTGTGTAGCCTCATCAAGAAAGATAATGTCATACTCTGCACCTTGGTATTGGTCAAGGTCTTTATCGTTGTTACAATAGCCAAATTTAATGGTAGAGCCATTACAGAACTTGAATAGCTTCTCTGTCTTGTTATACCTCGCTATCATACGAGGCAGAGCATCCTGTAAGGGCATAATGTGGTTATTCATAAGCTCAGGGTATGTCCTTCTTACTATAAGGCATTTAATACCGCTATAGCGCAAGCAAAGCCTCTTAGCCTTGTCTTGTACCGCCCACGACTTACCGCCGCCTCTCGCACCTCCAAAGCCTATATGCTTGGTCTTAGCTGCAAGGAATAACTGTTGTTTATCTGATGGAGTACCTAACACAAGCTGAAGCCTACTCATTCCAAGCCTCCTCGCCTGCATTGAAGATGATCTCTATCTCGCTTGTAGTATCATCTTCCCTTTCAGCTTCCTTCCTAAGCTTATTGATCCTAGCCTCCTGCTCTCTCATATCAGCTTCGCTCTTATATCCCTTAATCTCCTTAAGGTCTTTAAGAGCTGATGTAAGCTGCTTAAATGACTGTGTATCAACCACCATTGTATCCATAAGCTCTGATATCTTACCGAGGAGCTTATCGGCAACATCAATAATATTGACAGCCTTCTCTGCTGCATCATCGCTTATGCTCTCAATCATTTTTGTGTCCGTTTTTTGTGCAACTTGTGTTCGCTTTTGTGTCCACCCTTCACGCTCTGCTACTCGCCTCAGAGTACCAAAGGGAACGTTATATTTTTCGGCAAGCTTCCTGTATGATGTGCCGCCTGCAATATACTCTGCTTTTATCTTTTTCCAATCCACAGAAAGCCTCCTCTCTTTGATGCCTATATTCTATTACAAAATATTCTTAAAACTAAATCCCCCCTCTTTACACATTTTTTAATGCCTTGTGTCTAATTGTGTCGAACGATTCTTATTGACGTATGCACCCAATGGGTGTATAATATAAATATAGAGAGCAAGAGAAAGGGGAAATAACAATGGCAATAAAAAAGTGTTACAGACTATTAGCAGACAAAAGCGTAATTGATAATCTACCACGCAGGTTATCTAATTTCCTGTGGGAGTTAGATGAAGACTTTTTCACAAAAGCACAATGGTTAAAGAGAGCAAAGGAAATCGTAAGCAGAGTTAATCAGGAAGCGGATCGAGAGTATACTGTTGAGCAGCTATTCGGTGAATGCAATTTTGAAGGTTGGTGTTATTGCACCAAATGCGATGAATATTTTTGGACAGACGATGGCCACGAATGTTAAAAGGAGATAAGCATATGACATATAATGAACTACGCAAGGAGTCAGGAATGAATCAGACAGAATTTGCGAGGTACTTCAATATCCCTCGCAGAACTGTCCAAAATTGGGATTTGGGTGTCCGTGAATGCCCTTCATACTTACTTGATCTAATGGAGTATAAACTAAAGCGTGAAGAAATAATAAAAAGCCGAGAGTAAAATCTCGGCCTTTATTATCTCACCACTCCCGTACCTTAATACCGTGGATAAATAACATAAGCTTACGCTTTATGATATAATCCTTTGTCCTCATACCTTTCGCATCCTCAACTACCTCCTTCCCTGTAGCATTATCTGTGTAGACAAAGTCAGCTATGTAAGTGACTGCCTTCTCAATAATCTTTCCCTCAATAGGCTGTCCCTTCTTCCTGCCCTTCTTATAGACTCTTGTGCTTTTCTCCCTCTGCGCCGGGATCAGCTCATATACTACCTGCCTCCTGAGATTGCTTATAGCACCGCAGCTCTCACGAAACTCTAAGTCTATGTATCGGAAACACTCACGCTTAGAGTCAAATACCTTACCGTGGTATTCAATCTTCTTATTACCGTATTTATTCATATATCCTCCCCGTATTGACCGTATATTGCAGGATACAGAGGACACTCTGTATAACCTTCCATCGAATTGCAATACCTTTTCTTATGCCCTACCAGCTTCTCTCGGCAAGAAAAGGAAGTCTGAAGGCTACAGGACCTACTGAATCCCTCGCACCTTATCTTGGTAGCTTCCTCCTGCTTATAAAAAGGACATACTACCTCTTTAGCTACGTACCCTTGCATTTCTCCTTCCTCCTATTAACTATCAATGCAAGCCTTGAGGCTTCAGCGTGATATAGTTTAGCGATCCCCTCAAGGTCTCTCAGCCTCTCGGCAGCCTCTTTAAGTACCTGCTGACGGTAATCCCCTACAATGGTCTCGGAGATCACCTCAAGCTCCACCGCAAGTAAATCAGTCTTCTTTATCGTCTGCATTGATCGCTCTCCCTAGCCTCTTGGAATAGTATTTGTCGTATATGTAAGCCTGCTGTCTTATAGGAAGGCGCTTAATTCTCTTCTCAGCCTTCTCCCTACCTTCGATTAGCTTCTCCTTAGATTTAAAGAAGCTGCACTTCTCACAAGATTTCACCGAGAGAACAGCACATTCTCCCTCTTTATCAAACGCACATTTAATCATTTTTATTTTTCCTTTCATTTATCGCATAATATAATTCGCACCATTTTATTGCCGTTAGCGTTAATTCCGCATTCCCAAACCACCATTGATTCTTTGCGAGAAGTGGTCGAAATCGGATCGGCATACAATACAGATTCGAAGGATCGCAATTCATAGGATCACCATCAAGGCATATGATGCAATGGTCTTTCGGGATTTCTCCGTGTAACCTCTCCCATACAACTCGGCGCTTAGGCTGTCTGCGATTATGAAATGGCACTTTATATTCAAGGCTTGTTACGATCCAAGGCTCACCATCAATGACTATCTCGTCACCGATTTTTCTAGTTTTGCTCGCTTGTCGCATACCTTCTATGCCCCGTTGAAAGGACTCGGCTGTGTAATGCGATTTAAAATCTTCACCACGTAAGCCTGTCTGCCACGAAATATGCCCATCTTGAAATCTTCCGGTTGAAGATGAGTTGTAACCTCTGCTATTGCAAAAGCCTTTTATCCCCGAAACAGTTCTATTTGTGCCAAAAGTTTCATTGAATTTTTGGGTTAGTTCTTTTCTGCTCATAAGAGGAGCATTTTCTTTCAAGAAATCCTCTTGCTCCCTCGAATATGTATTGTAAATAGCCATTATCTCACCAACTTTTCTATCGAGCTATCTTTCAGCTTGCCTTCCGAAATCAATTTCTCGGTACGCAAAACCACGTCAGCATTGTTAATCATCTGTTTTGCAAGGCTTGAAATTACCATTGCATTGTCGGCAAGGTTTCTTCTTGTACTCAAAGGGAGACTTTTATCCGATATAAGCTCGATTTGCTCCCCTAATTTATTCTGTAATTCAAGTAATGTCATTTTTCAACTCCGATCTCCTCAAGCTTATCAACGTAGCTCTCAGGATATCCTTCCTTTCCAAAAATTTTATTCATCTCCTGATCAAGCCACACAGCCTGAGCATCAGGAGTCTTGAGAGTAGCATTATATCTGTATATCTCCCTCCAATTGGCAAGGAAGAGCATTGCCCTTCTCCTGCCAAAGCCGAAGCACTTATGAAGCACTATACAAGCGAATTTAAGCCATACCCTCTGAAGCCTACAGAAATCCGCATTGACTCGCTTCTCTACCTCCTCGGTTAAAACCTCATTGATCTTGTCCTTCTCGCTCGGAGGAAGGCTCTCAAATGAGT